CGGCGATCCCGACCCGGAGGAAAAATGCTCGAAGATCTCATCACTCTCGATGGCCGCAAGTTTCGCGGCGTCGCTCAGTCTCTCTCCGCATCGCAAGACGACTACATCATCGCGCGGCTCCGGCAATGCGGCGCGATGGACATCCTCACGGATAACGACGGCGGCCCTTCCCGCACGAAAGAACAAAAAGCGGAGGATCTCCTCACGAGGATCCTTCTCTCCGGCAAGACGGCGGAGATCCTCGCGGGTTGTCTGACGGAGGAAGGAACGAAGTGGACGCGGTCCGAGGCGGATCGTAACGCGGCGATCTTCTCGGAGATCACGGACACGGCGGAAAAGCTCACGATGCGTCAGTCCGTCACGATGTTCGTCGCGGGTTTTTTTACGTTCGGGGAACGTGCGTCGGAGAGTTCCCCGAAATCTTCGAACCCGACCGGAAAGGCCCACCGTTCAGGGAACGCGGCGGGCGCGACTTCGGGGACTTCGGCGCGCTGATCCGCGAGGTCGCGCGAAGCGACGCGGATCGGATGGAGAAGGTTTTCGAGTGGCCGCTCCGGGATATTTTTCTCGCGTACATCGAAAGACTTCGCGAGTCGGCGCGGCGGAACTATGAGATCGAGCTGATCGTGTGGAGTTCACTGGCGCCACACCAGCGAAGGAAAACGGATCCTCCGGCGCTTCCCCGGATCCTCAGAGGGTAAATGGCTGACGCTCCCGAAATCAAAGTCAAACTGACGGCGGAGGACACGGGCGTCTCGGCGGCGATTAAGGAACTCGGCGCTCAGCTCAAAACTCTGAAGAAAAGTCAGGACGAGACGGCGGCGTCGGCGTTCAACCTGGCCGGGGCGTTCAAGGCTATCGTCGCGGGGGCGGCGGGACTCGGATTCCTCCGCATCGGACAAGAGGCGTTCCAGTCCGCGACGAACATCGGGAAGCTCTCTGACAAGACGGGCATCTCGACTCAGACGCTCAGCGTTTTCAATAAGGTCGCGGAGAATGTCGGAGCGTCAACGGAGTCCGTCGACAAGTCCCTCATCAAAGCAGCGAAATCGATCACGGAATTCCAGCAAGGCAGCACGAAAGCGGCCGGCGGGTTCAAACTCCTCAATCTCACGGCTCAGGACTTCGCGGGACTCAACGCGGATCAGAAACTTCAGCTCGTCGTCGCGAAGCTCGGCGCGATGGAAAAGGGCTTCCAGAAAGCGACGGCGACATCACAGATCTTCGGGAAGGGCGCGAGCGATCTCACGCTCGTCGCGAACTCTCTCGCGGCTCAGGGATTCGACAAAGCGACGGAGTCGACGGCGAAGCTCGGACTCTTGCTCGATCAGACGACGACGGACGACTTCCGCGCGGCGGCGGCGTCCATGCAAGAACTTCAGGACGTGGGGAAAGGGATCGCGACTCAGTTCGAAGCAGGGATGCTCCCGGCGATCTCCGATGTCGGCGAGGCGCTCGTCGATTCGATGACGCAAGGCGGCGTGTCTTTCAAAACGCTCGGACAATACGCGGGGGATGTCATCCGCTCAATCGCGCTCGTGTTTATCGGATTCGGACAGACGGTCGGGACTGTCATCGAATCGATCTATGACGCGTTTTCTCAGCTCTGGAAAGAGATCAAAAACGAGGGGACGACGACCTTCAGGGCGCTCGGCGACGCTGTTCACGGGAATTTCACGCAGGCAGTCAACGAGATGCTCGCTGGACAGAAGCGCTCGGCGGAGAACATCTCCGAAACGATCCAGCGTCAGAAGGCGATCTACGGCGCGCTCGCGGACTCGTTCAAGTCCGACTACAACAATCTGTTCCCATCGGCGGAGGAAGAGGAAAAACGGAGGAAAGCGCGGATCGCGAAGCTCCGTCCCGACAAACAGGTCGAGGCTCCTGAACCGGGACCGCCACCGGCACCGAATGACGCGGCGGCGAAGGCGCGGCTCGCGCTCTTAGAGAAACAGGTTCAGGACGAACTCGAACTCCATCGCGCTCAGGCGGCGCAGCAAGCGGAGATCGACAAAGAGCTGTACGACAAGGGCGAGATCACGCTGAAGGAATACTACGCGCGGCGTCGCGCGGAGATCACGGCGGCGTCGGCGGAAGAGACGGCGATCCTTCAGCGAGGACTCGCGGCGGCTCAGGAAGAAGTCGCGCGCACAACGGCGGCGGCGAGCGCGGAGGGTCAGTCTCCGAAGGAAAAGGACAGGAGCGAAGCGGCGCGGCTGAATTCGCTCGCGAAAGTCGACGAGCTTCAGACGAAGATCGCGACGACGCAACTGAAGGCGACGACGGATCAGAAGAAACTCGACGACGAGGAGTTCAAGGCGAAGCAAACGAATAACGCGGCGCTCCTCGAATTCGAGAAAGAGATCGACACGTCGGCGGCGAAACGGAAGGAAGCGGCGGCGGCGGAGATCGAGCTTGAGAAGCAAAAACTCTCCGTGATCCTCGCGCAATCCGGCGCGTCGAAGGAACAGATCGCGGCGGAGCTTCAGCGATTCGCGACGGCGAAGGCGAACGCGGCGGCGTTCGCGGACGAGCAGGCGGCGGGACAGGCGGCGCTCAAGGAACTCGCGGACGAGAAGGCGGCGGTCGAACAGAAAGTTCAGTCCGGTCAACTCTTCTCGATTCAGGGACAGGAACAGATCCGTCAGATCGAGGCGGCGCGGCTCCCGGTCCTTCAGCAGATCGCGGCGGCGATGCTCGAACAGGCGAAGGCGACGGGAGACGAGTCGAAGATCGCTCAGGCGGAGGACTTCTCGAAACAGGTCGCGGCGATTCAGGTTCAAGCGAATCTCGCAGGACAGCAAGTCGCTCAGCTCAAACAGGGCCTCGAGTCCTCGCTCGTCGGCGGCTTCACTCAATTTTTCGACACGGTTGGACGCGGGACGGAGTCCGTCGCTCAGTCGTTTAAGAATCTCGCGGGATCGATCATCGGATCGCTCGCGAAGATGACGGCTCAGATGCTCGCTCAGATCGTCGTCGCGAAGCTCCTCAAATTGGCTCTCGGCGGGACAGGATTCTCCGGCGGCGGGGCGGTCCCGGCGGGACAGGGACTCGCGGACGGCGGACTCATTAAGGGCCCGGGCGGTCCGAAGGCGGACGCGATCCCGGCGCGGCTCTCGGCGGGCGAGTTCGTCGTGAAGGCGGACGCGGTCGCTTCGTTCGGCGCGCACAATCTCGAAGCGATCAACCGCGGATTGAAAGTCCCGTCGTTCGAGAATCTCGCGCTCCCGAAGTTCGCGGACGGCGGACTCGTGGGACAGGCGACGGGCGCGGGAAGTAGCGGGAGCATCAATCTCGGGATCGGACTCGACGAGGGGCTGATCCTGAAGCATCTCTCCTCGAAGCAAGCGGGACGCATCGTCCTCGATCACATCACGAGCAATCCGAAAGCGGCGTCGAAGGCGCTCGGAAGGAGTCAAGGGTGAGCGTTCAAACTGGATCGGCTACGGACTACGCGGATCTCCTCAATCAGCTCGACACGTTTCTGACCAGTACGGGGATGGCGCTGACTCCCTCGTTCGTCGGCGTCGGCAACGGAACGATCTCCGCTCTCGGCGGATCCGCATCCGTCGCGGAGACGATCACGGTCACTTTCACGTCCGCGACGGCGTTCGGCGTCGTCGGCTCCGTCTCGGGATCCCTCGGAACTGGCGTCGTCGGGACTCCGTTCACTTCGACAAAAACGAACTTCACGATCACGGCGGGCGGGACGGCGTTCGTCGCGACGGACGCGTTCACGTTCGCGGTCGCTCCTCCGTGGACTTCGAAACGGCGCACGAGCGGATCGGAGATGATCTGGCAGGCGAACGGAAACGGCGGACTCGACGCGATCCTCGTCGGCGCGAAGATCTTCTCGAACGTCACGGGCGACTATTACAATTGGCGGCTCGGCGGGTTTCAGGCGTTCGACTCCTCGCTCCTGTTCACTCAACAATCGGGCTACGTCGGCGGCATGGGCAATCCTCAGACGAAATGCTCTCCGATCCTTCCTCTCTGGAACTCGACGATCCCCTATTGGTTCATCGCGAACGGGAGACGTGTGATCGTCATCGCGAAAGTTTCGACGGTCTACGCGGTCGCTTATCTCGGACTGATCTCTTCGTACATGGCTCCCGGCTCGTATCCGCTCCCTCTTTGCGTCGGCGGGTCGCTCGCGTTTCAGGGCGGCGGCGGCATTTTCGCGAGCGAACCTGCAGCCACGTCGACGAATTTCAGATGGAGCTATTCGGGAACGGAGATGCGCGCGTTCCCGATCTGCAATCCGTCGGCGATGTCGAATGACGCGGACTCCGTGTTGCGGCTTTTGCTCCCGACGGGGGTGTGGCGCGGATTCGACAACTCGGCGGCGGAGTCGGCGTTTGGAAAAGTGTGGCCGTACTCGGGACTCACGGCGGCGGCGTGGGACTGGCGTCCGAATCTCGACGGAGGCTATCCGCTCCTCCCCATCGTCCTTCACGACAACATCCCGAACGTGTACGGCGAACTCGAAGGCATCCGCGCGATCACTGGATTCTCGCAAGGCGCGGAGAACTTGATCGTCGTGAACGGGATCACATATCTCGTGATGCAGAACGTTTTCCGAAACACAAAGTCCGACTTTTTTGCGGTCCGACTCACGTAGAGAGGCGCTATGAGCTATCAGAACGGAAGCGCGACGAGCACGACGGACTTGCTTCAGCAGCTCGTCACGTTCCTCGTCGCGGCGGGATGGACTCTGGACATGAGCCAGATCGAGGGGACTGGCTGGCGCGCGCATCTTCACAAGTCGGGAAACTATGTGCATCTCCGCGCGGCGGAAGCGGAGGCGGTTTTTACGCAGCACACATCCGGGGTCGGCTACTCTCTCAATCTCTATACGGGGATCGGTTTCAATTCCGGGCAGCCGTGGAACAATCAGGGGAGCGGCGCTCCGGTCGGATTTTTGGGATTCAATCCAATCGGCGTGGCGGCGGTCACGAGCGCGGGTCCGTTCACGAACTACTATTTTATGACGGACAGCTCGGCGGACAACGTCGTCGTCATCATTGAAAAAACTCCCGGACTCTTCGTGCATGTCGGATGGGGACTCTCCCTGAATCTGGCGGGATCCATCACGGGCGGCGCTTACTTCTTTGGATCTTCGGGCGGCAATCACGCGAACACAACGATAGGGGGCGTTCCGGCGAACACTCCCGGATACACGTCGACGGCGCTCTGTCCGGGTGTGATGGCGGATTCGTTCGGACAGGACGACGTTTGTTTCGTCCGGGCGGACGTGGATGCGTTCACGGGGAATTGGATCGGCATAGGCGCGAACGTAACGGCGGCGACGGGCTACACGGGGAAAGTCGGCGCTTCCTCCGTGAAGGGGAAGAACATCAATCCGGCGGCTTCGATCCCCATGTACGCGCAATCGGACGGCGTGACGGAGTTTCAGGCGCTTCAGACTTCCGCGCTCGACGGGCGAGCGAATCTCCTCCCGGTTTATCTGTGGGCGAATCGCGACGGAACTTCGACGGGTTATTCGCTTCTCGGCTCGCTCCCGATTGTGTTCGCTGCGAACGGCGTCGGGAACGGTTTCTCGAACGCGAGCGAGTACACAATCGGCTCCGACACTTACAAGATGTTCCCGAATTTTGCGGTCCTCAAGGTCTAACGGATGACGACTTTCGCGGGAGAGTTTTTGCAGCTCGGACCGGGTCGGCTGACGCCGAAGAACCTTTCGTCGGACGTGACGGGAGCGACGGCGATCACGTCGCTGTCGGCGTCGCTCTCCTCGGCGTCCAAGAATGCATCGCGGGGAACTCCGCAACCGGCGATATCGATCTCCGCTCCCGCTCCGAACATCGGGCAGATCGAGGAAGCGTTCGGCGGGCGTCTTTTTTATCGGATCATCACGGTCCCGACGACGGAGGCGCTTCAGTTTGTTTTGACGGCGACGCAATTCCCGGTCGAAGTCTGGAACACGTTTCAGGACTCCGACGAGATCCTCGAAACGATCACGATCACGGGGTCCGGCGGACTTACGCTCTCGGATCCTTTCGGCGAGCCGCTCCTGTTCGCGGCTCAGGGATCGCGGATCTATCAAGCGCTCGTCCCTTCCTCCGGTCCGACTCAGATCGATCAGAGCGTGATCTTCGCGTTTCTCTCCGGGATCAATGGGCTGATCCTCGTCACGGGATCCCGGATCGCGCTGTTCAGCGTGCAACCGGACTGGTCGGAAGGAATCGCGGAGTCGATCTCCTATCTGACGGATGTCCTGAAGGCGTACAGCGACAACGAACAGCGGCGCGGACTCCGGCAATTTCCCCGGCGCGCGCTCAGGTATCGCGCGCTCGCGCTCAACGCGCGCGACGCGGCGGGAATGGAGTCGCTCGTGTGGGGCTGGCAGCATGAACCGTACGGCGTCCCGTGGTGGCCGGATGCGACTCCCGTGACGGCGGACACTCCGGCAGGATCCTTCTCGATCCCCTGCAATACGGTCGACAGGCAGTTCGCGGCGGGCGGACTGTGCTGCATCTTTTCGAGCGAGTTCGTGTTCGAGGCGCTCACGGTCGAATCCGTCTCCCCGACGGGCGTCACGTTCACGTCCCCGACGCAACTCGACTGGAAAGCGAATCCGAGTCAGATTGTGATGCCGGTCTTTCTGGCGCGGCTCGGATCCTCCGTGAACGTGTCGCGCTTCAGCTCGGAGATCGATCAGATCGATCTCGATTTTATCGGCGAGGCGCTTCAGGCGGCTCCGGCTCCGTCGACGACGCTCACTCAGTACAAAGGCTTCGACGTTCTCGAAATCGCTCCGAACTGGCGCGATGCTCCGCTCAAGCGGACGTACACGCGCTCCCTCGTGACGGTCGATCCGAAGATCGGTCCGATCACGGTGATCGACAAGGGCGGCTCGGCGATTGTGAAACAGCCGTTCCCGTGGTTTCTGACGAATCACGCGGCGGTCACTACTTTCCGCGCGTTCTTGCTCCGGCGCTTCGGACAGCTCAATCCCTTCTGGCTTCCGACGTGGGATCAGGATCTCATCCTCGCGTTCGACGTGGGATCCGGCGACACGGGGATCGTCATCAAATCGGAGTTTTATTCGCGCTTCTTTTTTCCGAATCCTGCTCGGCGCTTCATCGCGTTCATTCCGACGGACGGCTCCTCGAACGTCTATCGCAAGATCACTTCGACGAACGACAACGGCGACGGAACGGAGTCGCTCGTCCTCGACACTCCGACGGGGAAGAACTTCCCGGCGGCGTCGACGATGATCTCGTTCCTCACACTCGCGCGATGCGCGTCCGACGACAATCAAATCGAGTGGCTCACGGCGGATCTCGCTGAAGTGAATCTCGAAGTTCAGGAAGTCCCGAGGGAGCTTCCGGCATGAGTTTCGACGCTCTCGAAAAACAAGGCTCCGGCGCTGAACCGTACGAGCTGTATCTGTTTCAGGGGACGGGGATCTTCTATGCGCTCACGGGCGCGGACGAGACGATCACGTATCTCGGGAACGAATTCGTCCCGACGACGATCTCGCGGTCGGAGTCCGAACAGTCGAACGAAGTCGTCTCGGGACAGCTCAAGGTCTATCTCCCGACTTCGCATCCGCTCGCGAGGCTCTTGCTTCCGTATCTCCCGACATCACCGATCGCGGTGACGATCTACGGATCCCACTACTCGGACACGGAGACGGTCGTCCTCTTCACGGGGACGGTCGCGAGCGCGCGCTTCACGGATCAATGCGAGCTGATCTGTAACTCGGATCAGTATCTCTTGCAGAGAAAAATCCCTCAGAAGCTCTATCAGGCTCCGTGCTCCCATGTTTTCGGGGATGTGGGATGCACGGTCGATCTCTCGCTTCACACGTTCGCGGGGACGATTGCGTCGATTGATTCGACGGGGACGATCCTCACGATCACGGGTTTCGGCGCGCTCCCGGACCCGCTGACGGGCGGCTAGCTTCAGCGAGGGAACGACGTGCGGATGATCGTCGCGAACTCCGGGTCGAGCGTCACGCTTCTGAGTCCGATCCCCGGCTTGCAGATCGGCGCTTCAGTTCTCGGCATTGCGGGCTGTCCGCTCACGTTCGCGGGATGCGCCCACTATAAGAACACTTTCAATTTTCTCGGCTTCGATCTGATCCCGACGATCAATCCGTTCGACGGATCGGCGAGCATCGGATGAGGCGAAAGGCGGTGCGATCTTCTTCTGGCTAGTGCTCCTACTCTTCGTCGCGACTACAGTCGTCGGCGCTCTACTGTCTCCGCATCCTCAAGGACCGACTCCGTCGGCTCTCGGGGACTTCTCTATTCCGACGGCGGAGGAAGGGCGCGCGATCCCTGTCGTTTTTGGGACGGTGAAGATCGCGGGAGGAAATACGGTCTGGTGGGGAGATCTGAAGGTCAAGGCGATCAATCCATCTCTCCTCTCTTCGATCCTCTCGTTCGGAGCGGCGAAGCCGCAGGGGTTCCAGTATTTTCTCGGATGTCAGTTCGCGCTGTGTCACGGTCCGGTCGACGCGCTGATCGCAATCGAGGCGGACAAGAAAGACATCGCCTACACGACGACGCTGATCCCCAATGGGAACGGGTCGGAGGATTATCTTCAGCTCAAGGCGAACTCCCCGCAACTGTTCGGCGGGATCACAGCGGGGGGAAGTGGCGGGATCTCCGGGACGATTGACTT